CTGCGCTTAAGAGACAGCTTCAGAAGATGGCCAGCAACCCTAAGGCGCCAAGCGGATACACTAAGATCCTCAAGAAGCTTATCGATGGGCTCGACAACACAAACAATCTTGATGATGTCCGAGCTATGTGGGCTAAGACCGCAGCAGATGAGCTTGACGATGTCAGGGCATTCGGCGGGACCAAGAATCACAAAGAGATCTACGAGTTCCTGCGCGAAGCTATCGATCAAGGCCTTACCTCTAAGAAGCTTTCCGACAGGCAGACCGCCAGACTTGCAACGGCTCTTCGCCTTATGGGTTACGACGGAGACTTCATCGCAGGCCTCAACAATGGCGCATACAGGGTTGCCCTCGCCCCGACAAACAACATGATCTACAAGCCTTCATTCCTAGAGACAGCTACTGCCCAGGGCGGCAGAAGGGCAGGGATGTTCTCCAACAAGATCGTGCCTTTCGTTGACAACACCAGCGAAAGCGTCATGAAGGTGTCCAAGAAGATGGTCCCGAATACGGAGTACAAGGCTACGTTCCTCCAAGAGTTTGGTACTAAAATGTTTAGCGACATCCCGCAGAAGTATATCACTGCATCTATCCGACGCAGAATGGCTTCATACCTTGCCAGGGGAGGCCTTGGCGAAGAGGCCGTAGACGCAGTACTTGACGATCTAGTCCAGAGAGGCATTGCTCAGGGCGTGTCTGCAAGAGGGCTTGAAACTACAGAACACTACACAGCGTTCAAGAACGCCATCGATAGGGTCGGAGGTGTTGGCGCCTACGATAACTTTGTACAGTCATACATGCGCAATACCGCTGACGGTGCAACGCGATTTGACCCAACGCGGGCAGTTATGTACGCTTTCCGTGGAGATTTGAACGTCATCGGCGGCACCCAGTACCTCACCGGCGGTGCGAAGGTGTGGGCTCCTTGGGTTGCAGGGTACACAGACAGAATCTACCCAATGCTTAAGTTCAAGCTGAACCCAATCTACTTTGTTCAAGAGTACCTGGAAAGCCCAACGCTAAACGCTGCTCGCGGCGTTGACGTCGACACCCTAGCCAGCATCACGAAAGATGGTTCGGTGTCAACCGTCAGCGCTGGACAGCTGAGAAACCTTAGCGACGTAGGACCTGAGACCCAGAACTATCTAGACAACGTGAACTTCTTGGCGGTATTCCGAAACGATGCCATTGCCCAGGCAACCACTGGACGATACGATGAAGTGGTGGCAGCCACCGGACTTTGGCAGAACATCAAGTCCGGTCGATCTTTAGGCAAGCTTGCGCAGAAGAAGGAATCCTATAGGGATGCGTTGGCGCTAGACCTCACTGCAAAGACTTTCTCCGACACGTTGAGAAACAGGGACTTCAACACCTGGTCAGCCCTATCTGCACACTATGGGACAACAGACGCTCGCGCTATCTTTACAAACTACGTGAACTATAGACTGAGACTAGGGGACACCAAGCGTGTGCTTTCGGACATTGAGGCATCCAGGCCAGCTGGCGTTGGCTTTAACCGAATCCCTGACCCAGAAGGCAACGTGCGGTTTGCCGCCAAGGTGGAGCTAATCACTGGTAACAGCAGGTTGTCCGAAGAGCTGGCTGGCCAGTTTGGCGGTATGAACCTTGGCCCTGAGGAGCTCTTTGAGTACTACGCACAGAACCCACACATCTGGAGAGCTGAGCTGGACAAGCACATGATCTCTCTGCAGGACGCAGGTTACGACATGACTGAGATCTTACCTGTTGCTGAAACTCTTCGCAAGAGAATCATCAGACTAGAGGACGCCATCAAGGAGCAGGGATACGTCCCTGATGATATGCGTACCTTTGCTCCTGTTGCCGGACTTGCTGATGCCTCCGATAAGCTGGGCGAAGCACTAAATAGACTTGATGTGCAAAGCATTGAGTTGATCCACAAGCAGTCAGCTCTTAGGACACTGGCCAGCGCATCTGGCATGATCAACCCTGAGGCAATGACAGACCTTGGAGACATGGTAGTTCAGACCTTGCTAGTCGGCAAGGGCTTCTCGACCGAGGCTCAGAACGTTATCGATGCTGTGAATAGATCTATGGACGCCGCAAAGAGCGGTGGTGCCAACATGTTCACAGAAGGCCGAGCATTCTCAGAAGCCGTGAGCAACGCCATGCGCGCAGAGATCGCAGCTGACCCAAGCTTGATCAAGGTGTTCCAAGAGAACAGCCTAGAGATCATCTCTAACCGCAGCGCAGAAGAGACTGTGTACAATGCGTTCCAGTACGCATACACCAAGGCTCTCGAGCAAGCGAACAAGACAACGTACTACGCTTCGCAGCGTTCGTTCTTTGAGCGCACTATCAACCATCCGATGCTTGGCTTCTACCCATATAGCTACATGTTCAAGAAGATCCTTCCTGAGTTCTACCAACTGCTCTTCAAGGGTGGCTTTGGCGTCAAGGCTCCTGGGGCTGGATACTCTGCATACATGAACGTTCGTGATTACGTAGAGGCCCAGCTTGAAGAGGACCCATCGTTCCGCCGTGCGCTCGAGGCAAAGCCAGAGATGATGTACATGGCCACGATGCTATTCCCTGGTGTGCCGTGGGATCTGTCGGTCGTTCCGCCAGTATGGGCGAGAAACGTCTACAAGCGCATCATGACGGATAAGGACATCACCCTAGAGAACATCCTCATTGATGACACCCTAAGCAGATTCTCTGACTTTGGACCATTCACTACGGTTCCTTTCGCAATGAAGGGAATCGGACAAGCATTTGAAGATAATAGCCCGAAGCCTATCAGACGGGTTCCGTCTGCATTCCCTTCGAGCTTGGATTAAAAGGAGGTCAAAGTGACCGACGAAGTCGTGCTGAACGACCAGGACCAGTCGCAGGTAGAGCCTGCCACTGACCAGGATAACGACATCACCACTTGGAAGAAGCGTCTCGCTGGTAAGGACCAGGCTCTGACGGCTACCAAGAAGCAGCTGGATGAGATCAAGGCTGAATACGAAAAGGTTCAGACTTGGAAGCTCCAGATGGAGGAGGCAAGCCTCACAGAGTTTGAACGTGCGCAGCGACGCATCACCACTTTGGAGAACGAACTTAAGGCTACTCGGGAGTCCGAGAAGCGTGAGCGACTAGCCAAGGAATACCCAACCTATGTCCAGTGGGCAGCTAAGGCAGAGACCCTTTCCGATGAGGAGCGGGCCGCTGAGTTCGAGGCTCTCATGAAGACTGGTGGGGCTCCAAAGCAGGAGTTCACAGATCCAAACAAGCCGGCGAAGCAAGTTGCTTCCGCCGGAAAGAAGCGCTCCTCTGAGGACATTGTTAAGGACATCGCTGCCCTTGGCAATCCTTGGGGCGAGTAACAAAAGGAGTAAATAGTAATGGCAACGCAGACGCGAGCCACGCTTGATGCTGGCTCATCCAATGCTTATTCTGCGCTCATTACGGAGCTCGTTTCGCAGCAGGCTCAGGAGAACCTGCGCAACCGACTGGTCCATGCAATGCCGGGGAACTACACCTCGGGTCGCTTCCAGAAGGGCAGCAACGAGATTCGTTATGCGCGTTACCCAGACCTCACGCCGCTTGGCGTGGCGGACACCCTTACCGAGGCTGGCGCCCCGGCTGAGTATGATCTCACGATCACGACTGAGTCCTTCGTGCCAAAGCAGTACGGTAAGGTTCTCAAGATCTCAGATCTTGCGCAGCTCGACAGCCCGCATGACCTGATCGCAATCGCGTCGGAGCGCCTTGCTCGTGCCGCCACGGAGTCGATGGACAACATCATCCGCGACGTCGTCAACCAGGGCACCAACGTTATGTATGGTGGTGACGCTACTACCCGAGCTGGGCTCGGCGGCAACGCCAACAGCGACGTCCTTACTGGTCTAACGATCAAGAAGGCTGTTGCAAAGCTCAAGGCAGCAAACGTTCCAACGTTCGCTGACGGATTCTATCGCGCAATCATCCATCCTTCGGTCGAGTTCGACCTATTGACGGATACCAGCGCGAACGGATTCCTCGAGGCCACGAAGTACACCAAGTCGCTCGACCTCCTCAACGGAGAAATCGGCGCGTACGCTGGTATTCGCTTCCTCGTTTCGCCAAACGCAAAGGTCTTCACCGGTGCAGGCGCAAGCGGGACGGACGTCTACTCGTCGTTCCTCTTCGGGCCAGATGCCTACATCGTTGGCGACAGCCAGACGCTCCAGAGCTACTTCGTGGCTCCGGGCGGCGACCACAGCGATCCAATCGCGCAGGTTGCAACGCTTGGCTTCAAGATGCGCTTCGGCGCCATCCTCCGCGGTGAGGGCACCACTGGTGAGTTCGACGGTAGCAATACCTCGACCGGCCAGCCACGCTACCTCCGCATCGAGTCGACGGCTACGACGCTCTAATCGTAACTAGGGAGTGGGGGTCGGGCTTCGGCCCGGCCCCCGCAACCGCAAGGAGACCTTATGGCTATTACCCTATCAGCACTCAGGACTATAGTACGGCGAGACCTGCGTGACACCGGGGCCACCACTACATGGAGTGACACAGAGCTCAACGACATGATCAAGTGGGGTACTCAGGAGGTCTCGCGCATTCGCCCACAGGAGACGTATGAAGAAGTTGCTTACACAGCTCCTGCCGTCGGAGCTTTCTTTACTATCGACACACTTACTCTCGACACTGTTTACCGCGTGGACGCGTATAAGAGCGGCAAGCTTGTCGCTACAGTACCGTTTGCCCAGGATGCCCAGGCTACTGGTGGATGGGACTTCCTCAATGGAAAGTTGCACATGCCACCCTATCTCGTCCTGCCTGACGGGTCTACACTGCGGGTGTTTGGATACAAGCACTATACCCAGCCTACGATTGACTCGTCCTCTATCGAGCTCGACGACGATGGTACTAACGCCGTGCGTGCCTGGGTCCAGAAGGAAGCGATGTTCATGCTGATCTCTGACCGCGTACGGTTCCAGCAATGGCAGGTCGCATCAGGGGCATCAGATACCAACAGCATCCAGCTGGCGCAACTATATAGTGCGGCAGACCGACGCTGGTCCAGTATCTCTAAGGCAACTCGCCGCGTAAGGAAGACACCCTAATGGATCTTAGCGCAGCAGTAACTATCCAGCGTCCAGGGGCAGCGCCTCTGGACATTAACAGCTTGAGGGACCCTGACGCCATTGGCTCAGCCCCTGCGTCTGGCTATCTTATTGAACAGGTAGACTTCTCTACCGTTCCTATTACTGCGTTCACGGAAGACACCCCGCTCGTTGACGGCGTCGATAGCTACGATGCGTACCTGTCTGCTCGCACGATCAACATTTCTCTGTCGGTATACGGCAGCAGCTACGGGGACTTCTGGGATAAGATCACTGCCCTTAACGCTGCACTGCAGGCCCAGCCTAAGGCGGCAGATACCGGCACGTACCCAGCGCTAGGCGCAGACGGGCAGAGAAAGCTCTCGTTCACCCAGCCCAAGGTCGGCGGGAGCTACAGCCTATACATGATGGTTAGGCCAATGGCCCTGCCTAGATTCCTGACTGATGCGGCATCTGCTGCTGGGGACCCGAACAGAGGGTACTCAGTCCGGTGCACCATTAGCCTCATGGCAGAAGACCCATACAAGTACTTTGCCAGCGAGGTAACTGTGTCCCGCACTGGCAGCGGCGCTCTGTCGGTTGTTAACAGCGGAACAACTATTGCTTGGCCTACGGTGACTTGGAACATCACGTCTACAACTACCGTATCCGTTACGCTTGGCAGCGAAACTGTTGAGCATGCTTCAGAGAATGCAACAGTTACGGATACTTTCAAGACGGCTACCTCCACAGATTCATCGACCCTTTCCAGCTATGAGTTCTTTAGCATCCCACCAGGAACGTCATCCGTAACTGTCGTAGGCCAATCTGGCCAGACGGTTAGCATCACGATCAGAGAGGCTATCCTTTAATGGCAGCTAAGACGGTTGTTGTCATCAGGCAGATGAACTCTCACGATGCTTCCGACGAGTTCTGGCAGGGCAACGTTGTCGCCGTGATTAAAGATGCGCGAGACGTTGGTGTCCAGCTATACGCTAATGACTCAGGGTCAATGTACTTTACACTTCCGGTTGACCACCCGGCTATTCCTCTGATCAATCCTCTTAACCAGCACTACGTAATCCAGAGATGGAACGGCAGCAGCTACGACACTATCCAGTCAGGGTTTATTACCGACTACGACGCCGGGGCTAACGAGGTTGTTGTAAGCGGGGCAGACTACATGACCACCCTTAACAAGTACTACACCCCTATACATGGCCCAGAGCTGGGAGCCAAGGCTATCCCAAACCTAGACGCCACTACTATCCTGTCGACCACGCCGAAGGCTATAATCGCAGCCGCAGTGACTAAGGATAGGGCCAGGGCATCGGAAGGATACGCAGTTTCCTCAACTGACTCCACCTACCCTAACGTTGGAAAGATCTCTGCGTACTCAGGGGTCGCAGCTTCCAACACAAACCCAACAGGTACCAGAGACGCGATCACTGTGGAGTACGAAGAGGTCAGCGGAGTTAAGACTGGAACGGTTATCATTAAGGGCGCACTATATATTTGGAGGGACAGCACAGCCAACCAGTTTCAGGATGGTGAAACAGGCAAGCTTATCGAGGGCAACTTCTCTATTGGCACAAGCTCATCGGCAAAGGGTAAGATCGGTTTCATCATTAGCTCTAACCCAGGCGGTCCACTTGCTAAGGTAGAGTTTGATGATTACCTTGCACCAAGTACACTAGATATTGGATACACAAGTGGCGGGTACGGTGCACTTAACTTTACCGTTAAACTTCGACCTGTTTCCAACTACGACTCTGCCACCGAAGACCACACTGGTGTAGATCTAAATAGAACCCTGTCGATTCTGTCAGAGGGTGTGAGCTACGAGTTCTACGTAACTCCATACTATTACGGAAACCTAAGTCCTGCCGACGCCACTGCTGACTACAACCAATACATCTGGGGCGCAACCACTAGAGCCCCAGAGTCAACGTTTACTGCTGGACTGCAGACCAACGCAATCAATACAGCATTCGATAATCTATTCAATACCAGCGACCCAGCTAATATCTTGGATAGGTCAGATGACTACCCAGCTGTAACGGTCAACATCAACAACTGCTTCCAGAACAACTACACTACAAGTGTTACTCCATCAGGCACCTACAGTTACTGGTTTGTATTCCAGCTGTCATCTAAGTTACCGGTTGATGTAAACCCTGGTAACATTGTGTCCGTTGCTGGTACTACTCTTGCATACTTTAATACCAACTATACTATTACAGAAATCTCTGGCGACAGAATGACGTTCTATGTTTCGCAATCATTCCAACCTGTTTCTTCTACATCCGCAACTGGCGGGACAGTTACCAAGGCAGCGTTGGCATGCAAGCCTCTGATCCAGTTCATGTCAGTAGAGCACTTAGGGAC